TTGTTACTCTTTCGCCCACTAAGTCCTCTGCTCTTACATTTCCGATTGCAGAGGAAAAAACGTTTGCAACATTTGCAACTGTTAAAGTAGGACGATTTATAGAGCCGTCTCCTCCCATTTCAACTCCATCCATAAGAATGGGAAAAGCAGTATACTCTCTAACAGTATAAGGACTGGTTCTATCTCTAAATTGCAATGTAGATAAATCAGCCTCTAGTCCTGAATGAAAATACAATATACTATCGCCTACAGTGAGTTCGTAAAGCTCTACTACTTCACTTCCTGGATCCTGTAATTGTACTGAACTAATTAGCTCACTCATGCTTCATAAACTCGTCTAAAACTTGCTGTTGCCGAATAATATCCATCATATTGGTATATCTGATTATAATTTTCACAAATTACTTTTATTGCTAATTCTCCGCCCCCAGCATTGTCGTCTGGAATTGTATAAGTAAAAGCAGTCACTCCCTTCAAAGAAGCAAAGTAACCTGTAATATCATCTATCTCTTCTTTTGTACGATTATTAAATGTAACACTAAAACTTTCTTGAATGGAGTTAATTCCATCAGCAAGTCGTTGCTCATAACCGTCTCCAAATCGAGCAATTAAAACTTTTGGAGAAGAGCTTCGAGTTAAATTTTTATCTGGAAGTATTGCTCTACTACCAAAAGCTGCTGAAGTTGTAAATCCAAGTGCCATTATGCTGCTCCGTATGGGCTAAGTATTCCTCCAGAACGCTTTTGGTTTTGGAGTTCTTGTTGTACCGCTCTGGCAATAACTTTTCCAAGATTGCCTGCTTGAGAAGAATCTTGCTGCATACTAGTAGTTCCATCTACAGAAACATTTACAGTAACATTATTTTGCTGTCCAGAACCCTTCATATCTACAGGAATTGCTTTTCCATTTGGTAGAGGTACAATTGCTTCATTATAACGTCCTTCTCCTATAAGTCCTAGAGTAGGATTAGATGCAATTCCTCCATTTGCGTATGCTCGAAAACCTCCTTTAATCATTCCACCATTTGCAAACGGCCAAAGATTCTGGAAGAAGGAAAGAATAGAAGAAAGACCTCCTCCTGTACTGGCTTTTGGACGAACGTTTGCAAAAGTAGCCTCTCCAAGCCCAAACATACTTCCAAATTTCTGTGCTGCACTATAGTCTTGTCCAACTGGAGTTCTATAAATAGGCCCTTGAGTAGATGGTCTCGGGTATATTAGCGAAGTACCAGTATTGATCACAGACGGTTGCGAAGTAAGAACTGAAGCTACTGAAGAGGCAGCAAAAGCGCCTGTAATAGCAGTAGCTATTGTACTTGCAACTACTTGGCCTGCATTAATCATGGCAGTACCTATTGTTGCTGCTGCTTGACTTCCAGACATTGCTCCAGTAATCATTCTGGTTAAATTTTCTGCTGCTGTTTCTGCAACACTTTCAACTATACCTTTTGCTATACTAAGTATGGCATCTTTTATACTACTCTCTTCTCCTTTGAAAAGTTTCCCAAGCTGCTGTTGTAGTCCAGTCTCGTACGCTTGGTCTACAGCATTTGCATACTGTTGCATTAAATTATAGTTATTTCTTATAGTTTCTTGCTGTTCTTTTAAGAGGTCTCGTTGTCTCTTTAATAAGTCAAGTTGATCCTCTTGTGCTCGACTGAAAGTCTCTGAAGCATCGGCTTTTTGAAACTCTAAAAGAGCTATTTGTCCTTGTAGATATCTTTCTTGTTGCTGTAGCTCTACAATCTTTAATCTATCTGCTTCTGCTTCTCGATTAAGTCTTGTTCTGTTTCTTAAAGATATTTCTCTTGTAAGTTCCAGCCTAGCTTCATCCCTGGCTCTATTTGCTTCTAAATTTACTAGTTGTTCTGTAAATTTTATCTGCTTTTCGAGTATAAGTATTCTGTCCAACTCTCTATAGTAAAGACCGAGACTTGTATCTTCAAGCTCTTCAAGTTCTTGTTTTAAAGTCCTAAGAAGTGTTGCTTCTCTAGTTTCTTTTCCTAAATTTTGTAAAATAGAAACATATTGAAGAGTATTTTCATTAGTTAATCTTTGTAAATTGTTTAATCGTCCAACTTCTACAAATACTCCCTTGTATTTTTCTTGTATGACTTCTAATGCTACTACCTGTTCTTCGGCAGTAGCACTAGAGTCTGAAAAAACTGCTAATGCATCCGCAAATTCTCGTATTTGCTGAGGACCCCTTCCAAATCTTTCGTTTAATAGTGCAAAAGATTGTTGTAGCCCATCTATTCTATTTCCTAATGCTGAAAGCGAAGTATCTTCAGAAGTTAATAAAAACTCTAAAAATGTTTTATTTGATTCTCTTAATTCTTTTCTAAGGTCTCTAACTTGTTTTGTAAACCTTTCTGGAATATCTTGTCCAAGCTCTGCGTATCTTTGTCGTTGTCTAGCTAAAACACCATTTGCCCTCTCTATTTCTTCTCTTAATCGTTTTTGTTCTGTAGGGGCTGTTCTTAAAAACTCTGTATATTGTTTTATTCCCTCTTCTGCGCTCAGACTAAAAAAGGAAGAACTTAAAGAAGTAATTTGATTTCCTAAAGCTTGAAAAAACTGTAATGCTCCAGTGCCGTCTTCAGTCAAAATACTTTGAACAGCTACAAAAGCTGCATACTGCTGATTTAGCTCCTCTAATTTTTTAGTTGATAGTTCTATTTGTTTTTCTTGTAAAGCTAGTTCGTCTGTTGCTCCTTTTGCTTCTTTTTGAAATCCTATATAACCTCTTACAATTTCAAATAATGAAACAGCCAAACCTACGTACCCTAAAAACGCAAATGTTTTACTGATTGCTACTGCTGCAATATTTGCTGCACGAGTAATTGCCGCAAAAGCGCTTAATCCTGCTGCTCTTATTTGTGCAAACCTTGCTTTTATTCCCGTTGCAGCTACTGTATAGCTTTTAGTTATATCTACATTTGTGGTTCGAGAAGCATCAAGCATAGTCTGAAGTTCGCGCTCCAGTACTTCTCTAGTTTTCTTGAATTCGTCGCCTTTTATCTTTTCATTTCTTTTTACTTGTTGAAGCATTCCACTTATTTGACGTGAACTAAGCTCTCCTCCTCTGCCTTCTGCAAGAGCAGTAAAAGCTGCTCCTTTAAATGGAGCAGCTGCAGCAGCTTTCTGAGCACGGGCAGCAGCAGCTAATTTACCTGCAGTTCTGTCAGTAGTTGTTCCCAGCTCTTTTACAGCCTGGCTAGCTAACTGTGCCTTTTCTTCTGCCGCCTCGAAAGCCTCTCTAGAGGCAAAAGCAAAATCTCCGATTGCTGGAAGTGCTGCAGTTATTACTCCTTTTGCAAAAAGTCCCATAAGTGCGATACCAAGAACAGGGCTTTCTGTAATAGCTTCAGCAAGAGGCCCAAGCACATTTGCTGTAAGCTCTTTTACTCTATTAATAATACTATCAAAAGCTTTTCCAAGTTGATTAAACTTATTTACATTCAAATCTGTTACTGCTGCTATACGATTATATTTATCCTCTAACTGCGTTAAAACTTCGACAGCAACAGCCTGAGATCTTTCATACTCTGAAAAATCTTTTGCGTTTTTATTAATTGTTCGAGAATAATTAGAAGTTGCTCGATCTAATCGAAGAATAATACCAAGTTCATCCAGAAGTTCTGGTTCTGCTTTTGTTACACCACGAATTAAACGATTAAATGAATCTGTTACATCTCTTCCAAGAATGATAGATACATTCTTTGCTCCCTCTGCTAAGGCATTTAGTTGATCTACTCCCAGGCCGGAGGCAGTTCCAATAGCTGCTGCTTGAGAAGCATCTACAAAAGAAATCTGAGCATCTGTAGCAGCAACAATATCATTTGCCAAAGATCGAAGAGCAACTCCCGTACTAGCAGCATAGGCTTCTTGTCCTCGTTGAAGGGCTACAAGATTACCTGCATCTTTTAGAAATTGAAATGCCGCAGAAACAGCAAAGATATTTGCTGCAAGAGTTGCATATGCAGGAACAAGTCCACCACTAATTCCTTGCGCCATTTTAGAAAAGTTTTTAGTGCTATTTGAAGAAGCTTTTGCTGCTCCTTTCAAGGCTCGATCAGCAGTTCTAGCACTGTTAGCAGTTTGTTCTAGTCCTTGTGCAGCAGCTTTTGCTTTTTTACCGACTATAGA